AGGTCTTCGTCGGGGGAAAGGCCCGCTCACGATGGGCCGGCACCAACGCGGCGACCTGATCCAGCAGCTGCGGGCCGGTCAACAAATTGACGAATCCGCCGGTGTCGATCCGACCGGCCTCCTTAACCCATCTTTAACATGACCCCATTGATAACCACCCCTAGATGGCATCTAACCATCTGACCCTTATGTACACGCCTGCCGAAAATCGCAATGTAGTGCCAAGTTATTCAATAGGGTTAGAGTAAAGCCGGTGCTGGGTGTCGTAGAGTACCGGGATGTACATCCGTCGCACCCATACCACGAACAGCGCCACCGGGGAGCGCTACACCACCCACCGCCTGGTGCAGTCCGAGCGCGTGGGCGGCCGGGTGCGGCAGGTCACCCTGCTGAACCTGGGCCGCCAGTTCACGCTGCCCCAGGAGGAGTGGCCGGCACTCTGTGCGCGGCTGGAGGAGCTGCTCAGCCGGTTCCTGGACGTGAGCGAGGTGGCGCTGATCAGCCGACTCAAGCCGGGCGAGACCTTCCGCATGGCGCCGGAGACGCTGGACTGCCTGCTGGACACGCTGACGGAGGCGCTGCTCTCCGGGAAGCGGATCGAGCTTCGCGGGTTCTGCACGATGTGGCCGGTGCGGCGCGGGACTCGCCGGGCTTACTCGCCCATCGGGAAGAGGGTCTACAAGCTGGACGCGCATTGGACTGTGCGGTTCACGGTCGGCAAGACGGTGAAGCGGGCGCTGATGGAACACCTGGAGGAGTGAGATGAGCACGCCCTGCCTTCCATTCTCCTGGACTTCTCGGTTGCGCTGCATCGCCTGAAGCACGGGGCCCGGGTGGCGCGGAAGGGATGGAACGGGAAAGGGATGTGGGTGCAGGTCCAGCGCCCAGACGCCCACTCCAAGATGAGACTGCCCTACTTCTACATCGAGTATCCCGTGGGGCATCCGGCCTACCCGCAGGGCTCAAGGGTGCCCTGGCTGGCATCCCAGTCGGACATCTTTGCTGAGGACTGGGTTATTGTCGAGTAGATAGAAGGCTTGTTCGTTTTGGTAAACTCTTAGTCAAAAATGTTGGATTAAAAATAGCATCATAAGACGCCTCGCGCTTGTTCACGCGGGGCGTTTTTGACTTAATCTTTGAACATGCTGGAACAGGATTCTGAACAGCGCCCACACAGTAAACGTGGATTAAAAGATAAAGGCCCGGATATTAAGGGGCCTGCGGCGCCGCCTGCGGAAAATAGCCATACGCATACTCTGCCGGTCGGCCCAGTGGTAGGCGGATTACAACGTCCGTGGATGACCTTCGGGGATGCCCTGAAGGTCCGATCTGTGGTGGAAGACGCCGGGGTTGTGCTCTGGGAGGGTGGCGAGAAGACCACGCCGGAGATCAAGCGGGACATCGTGGACCTGCTGGACCAGGTGGATTCCCTGGTGGCCCTGGTGGACCTGAAGGCCGCGGAGCGCCCGGATGATCCCCGGTGGTGGCCCAGCCTGCGGGTGATCCATGCGTGGCTGGATGAAGACCCCTTCTTTGCCAAGGCTATCGACCAGTGGAAGCACGCCCGGCAAGAGCGAATCCTGGAGCGTGTCATCTGGGATCTGAACGGCAACCCGGCGCCCCTGACCAAGTCCGAGATGGCGCTCCTCAAGGAGCGGGTGAAGTTCGCATCCTCCACGCTGTCGCGGATTGTGAACCGCGGGATGCGCGAGAAGGTGGACGTGGAGACGAACACCAACCACCTCCACCTCCACGCCAACCTTTCGGACGAGGCCCTTCAGGAGAAGCTGAACCAGCTCCGGAGGAACCCGCAGGTCCGGGCGTTGCTGACCCTCGGCGGTGTGGACTCGGCCACTGGCCAGGTGATGGAGGCGGAGATCATGCCCCCCGGGCCGCGCCCGGCTCCTGCGCCGATTGAGTTCCAAGACCCTTCAACCCTGGGGGCTTCGCTTGTGGACGGTGAACCTTGACCGCGCCCGCGAAGTTCCAGGACCAGTCCGCCTCGGACCCGAGGGACGAGTACCTGGCCCTGGTGGCGGAGAAGGAGCGCCGGTCCAAGCTGCGGAAGTTTGAGCTCTACCAGCCCTACCCGAAGCAGGCCGAATGGCTGAACTGGAAGGTTCCCATCAAGACCATCTTCGGGGGGAACCGTATCGGGAAGGCGCTTCCGAACACTGAGCCCGTGTTGACTCCATCGGGGTTCAAGCCTCTTGGGTCCATCCGAACCGGGGACATGATCTGCACTCCTGACGGTGGAATCGCCAAGATCAAGGGCCTTCATCCTCAGGGCAAGCGTGAGGTGTGGGAGATCTCCTTCAACGATGGGTCGAAGTCGGTCAGCGATCTTGAGCATCTCTGGAAGGTGAAGACGGGCACAGGACGGTTCCGAAAGGGCCGCCGAGGCTTTGACGAATGGGCTGTTCTGACCCTCCGCCAGATTCTCGCCATCGATGGTGCAACACCCCGGGCCACCAACCGATGCATCGTCCCTGCCATCGATCCTGTTCAATACCAAAGTCACGGGAAACTTCCGCTTGACCCCTACTCTCTGGGGCTTCTCATCGGTGATGGTGGGATGTCGTCGGGGAAGGCCGTCACATTCAGCACCAACGATCCTGAACTCGTTGAATCTCTGACTGCCACGCTCCCGGTATCCAACATCCGGAAATTGAATTCCTGCGACTGGTCCTTGAACAACGGACAGCATGGCGGGGCAGAAAACAAGCTCATCACCATTCTTCGTTCGCTTGGGTTGATGGGGACCAAGAGTAGGACCAAGCACATTCCAGCCACCTACTTGATGGCGTCTCCCGCGGATCGACTGGCGATGCTCCAGGGGCTCATGGATACGGATGGATCCGTTGGCCGAGAGGGCTACAACTCCACCTTCGTTTCCACGAGTGAGCGTCTGGCCAATGAGGTTTTGGACCTAGCCCGATCCCTCGGCATCACTTGTTCCATCACGACCAAGAAGAAGTCATGCATCTACAAGGGTGTCCAGAAGTGGAGCGACTGCTGGGAAGTCTACTTTCGCAAGGCTCACATTCCCCTGTTTCGCCTGAAGCGAAAGGTCGAACGACAGCGGGTCTTTGAGGCTCCCGCCCACCGCATCATGACTTCCTTCAGGCGTGTGGAGGATGCGGAGTGTTCCTGCATTGAGGTAGATCACCCTGACCGCCTCTTCATCACGCGGGACTTCCTCCCAACCCACAACACCTACACGGCGGCCTACGAGATGGTGTGCCACCTGACGGGGCAGTATCCGGCCTGGTGGACTGGCAAGCGGTTCTTCACCCCCATCGAGGCCTGGAGCGTGGCCGTCACGGCGGAGAGCTCCCGGGAAATCATCCAGAAGGAACTGCTGGGAGACATCAAGACCGCCTTTGGCTCCGGGATGATCCCGCGGGATCTGATCGTGGATTACTCCATGCGCCAGGGTGTTTCCGACACCGTGGACACGATTTGGGTGCGCCACGTCCCCACCGGTGGGATCTCGATTCTGGCCCTGAAGTCGAACGAGCAGGGCCGGGAAAAGATGCAGGGCACAGCCAAGCATGTGATCTGGATCGACGAGGAGTGCGATCACGACGTTTTCACGGAGTGCCGCCTGCGCACGATGACGGTGCAGGGGATCATGATCGTGACCTTCACGCCGCTGAAGGGTCTCACCTCCCTGGCGAAGTTCCTGCTGCATGAACCGGATGCCTCGGTGGTGCGCCGGATCATCATCGGCTGGGACGATGTGCCTCACTTGTCCGAAGAGGATAAGCGGCAGATGTCCGTGGGCCTCCTGCCGCACGAGATCGAGGCGCGCCGCACGGGCCTGCCGACCATGGCGACGGGGTTGATCTACCCCTTCCTGGCCAAAGACATCATCGTGAAGCCCTTCGACCTGGAGTATCACTACCCCGGCATCATCGGCCTGGACGTGGCCTATCAGGCGCCTACGGCTGGCGCCCTGCTGCGCTACGACAAGGCCTCGCGCACGACCTACCTGGTGGACGAGCACTACCTGGAGCGCCAACCTACGGCGGTCCATGTGGGCGCGATGCGCCGTAAGTTCGGATGCTACCCCGTGCGCATCGACCCCAGCGCGAACCGCGCCGAGCGAGACGGCGAAACCATCATCAAGGAATACCGCGACGAATTTGGCGACGGCTGGGAAGTGAAGAACGCGAACAACGCGGTCTACGCCGGGATCAACAAGCTCTACAACGCCATGTCCGAGGGGCGGTTCAAGGTCTTCTCGAACTGCACCCACTGGATTGAAGAGTGGTCGAACTACGTCTGGGATCCGAAGAAGGTCAATTCGGATGGTCAGCCGGTCCCTAGAAAGAAGGACGACCACATGCAGGACGCCACCCGCTACGGATACATGGACATCGGAGATGCCCAGATCGTGAAGGGGAGCCAGTACTTCCGGGGATCGCCCCAGACCTGGACCCCATTGGACCCCGAGACCGGCTACTGACGTGGCCCTGGAGCAACCATGGATACTCCGATTGCACTCTCCCAAAGCCCGATTCAATCCCTTGGTGGCGGCATGGCCCAAGGGATGGCCTCCGGTATCCCCCCGGGCCCGCAGCAGCCCCAAGGCCCCGTTTCGACCCAGCCGATAGGCCTTTCAGGCACACCCCCGGGCGGCGCCGAGGATGCGATGGGCACGCCGGATGGCGCCATTGTCGGCACGCATCAGGAGGCCGCGCCCAATTTCCTGGTGTCGATGGTCAACGGCCACTTCGCCACGGCGCGCATGGCGAAGCAGGAACAGGAACGGGTCTGGGAGAAGTGCCACGACAACTACCGGGGTACGGCGCCGCGCCCTGTGAACGAAATGGCGATGAAACTGCGCTCCAAGGTGACGATGAAGATCACCCGTACCAAGGTGGCTTCTGCGGTCGCACGGCTGAAGGAGATCGGGTTCAAGTGGGGCATCAAGCCCACCCCGGAGCCCAACGTCATAGACTTCACGCCGGTTCAACTGCGGACGGCGCTCACCGACATCCTGGCCTCCATGCAGGACAAGAGCCTGGCGGCTGAGATCCAGGCCGAGATGAACGTGGACGAGATGATGCAGCAGGTCAAAGACCTGGCACGGTCCAGGTCCGAGGCCATGAAGACCCGGATCGCGGACGACTTCGTGGAGATGCGATTCGACGCGATGTACGACCAGGGGCTCCTCGACATGGGCCTCTACGGCACGATGATCTTCAAGGGCCCCCTCACCAAGGAGAAGAGGCCGGGCCGGTGGATCCGGAAGGGCGGGGCCTGGGGATTCCTGGACGTGGACCCGGACGTGAAGCTCTACCGCCCCGAGGTGGAGAACGTGAGCCCGTGGGACTTCTACCCGAGCCCCGGCGCCTGGATCGTGGAGAAGCTGGAGTGGGCCATCGTCCGCAACGTCATGGGCCACCGAGAGGTGGCGGACCTGGTGGACAACCCCGGGTTCAACGCGGATGAGGTCTGGGCCGTTCTCGCGGATCGCACGGGGGCATGGACTGCTGAACCGTGGGAATCACGGATGTTCGCCTCCAACGGCGAGAGCACGGCCCTGGGAATGGGGATGCCCGACAAGTTCGTGGTGCTGGACTGGTGGGGCTACATCAAGGTCTCCGACCTCCGTAGAGCGGGCGGGAACATCGCCAAGGTGAAGGTCTGGAGCAACCTGACGCTGAAGTGGGAGGAGAAGGAGCCCGACGACAACGAGGTGGTGATCGCCAATATCTGGGTGTGCGGGAACCATGTGCTGCGGGCCTGGAGTGCATCCCTGAAGCCCCGGCGCCTTCCGTTCTTCGTCGTCCCCTACGAGCGCATCCCCAAGAGCCTCTGGGGCCAGGGCGTGGCCTGGATGATGGAGGACTGGGTGGCCGTGATGAACACGGTCTACCGGGCCATGATCGACAACATGGCGATCAGCGCCTTGCCTATCGGCTGGTACGACAAGAGCCGAATGACGAACTCAACTGAGAAGGGTGATCTGTTCCCCGGGAAGATGTTCGAGGTCAAGGACACCGAGCGTTCAGCCATCCCGCCCGTCCAGTTCCATTTCCCGCCGAACAACGTGGCGCACATGCGGATGATCGCGGAGATCGCCCGGGCCAACATCCAGGAAAGCACCTCTCTGCCGGATCTTGTTCAGGGTCTGCAGACCGGCGCCACCCACAACCGTACCGCCGCGGGCATGTCCATGCTGGGCGGGTGGGCCGATGTCTCGACCCGCAGCGTGCAGAAGAACGTCGACCAGGAGGCCACGCGGCCCCTGGTGCGCGCCATCTACTTCTGGGAGATGCAGTTCTCCAACGACGACCGGATCAAGGGCGACTTCGATGTGGAGGCCCTGGGCGTCGATTCGGTCATGGCCGACGAGGTGCTGACTCAGCGGGTGATGCAGTGGATTCAGGCGATGCAGCAGAACCCCGTTTCTGCGAAGCGCATCAACTGGAGCCGCGTCGGCGATGTCTCGCTTCGGACCATGGGCATCAAGGACGAGGGACTCACCTACACCGAGGCCCAGGTGCGCGAGAACGACAAGGCTGATGCCGAGGCGGCCATGCAGATACAGGCCAAGGCGAACGGCAACCCGGCGCTCCAGCCACAAATGGCAAAGAAGGACTTCCTCCTGAAGCTGCTGGACAGCCTGCCAGAGAACTCCCAGATTGCCCCCCCGCTGCTGCGGGCGGCATTGGTCGAGGCCGGGGAGATGACGCCCGAGATCGAAACGGCCATCAACGCAGAAATCAGAGCAAATGCGGAACTTAACGCAGGGAAATTGACAGAAACAGACAAGGCCAACCTGGAGCTCGCCAATGCCGTTCAATCCAAGGGTCCAAACGGAAGTCAGCCATCTCCCGCAGGAGGATCTGGAAACAATGCTGGGACGCAAACTCCTGGCTGATCCCTTCCTCCGGATGCTCCTTGAAGAATTGTCATACCGACAAGTCCAGAAGGAACAATGCCGATTAGAGACCGCTACTGGGAATGACGTAATGGAAAGCCAGGGGATTATCCGTGGAACACGATTTTTTCTTGAATTAACAGGTAAGGAAGAGGCAAAAAGAGAACCCCTTGACCGTCCTGATGAATGGGCGTAAATCATAACCGAAAGCCAAGAAAGGCTTTTGAAATCAAGTAAACATTGAGTAAAAAATGCCGGAGGCATTGTGTCGAATGCAATTATCGAGAATCAGCGCAACTACCTGGAATCACTAGAAAATGGTGGTCAAGGTGGAAACGTGGATGCTCCTACTCCAGGCCTTCCGCAGGGCGTTCCCGGCCAGGAACCCCCAGACCCGGGTGGTCAGGTAGCAGCTCCGCTTGCTGAACCCGGTGTGCAGCCCCCCCCACCTGAACCGCAGGCTGGCTCGGATGAGGCCCTGAAGCAGCAGATTACCGTCCTGGAAGGCAAGGCGAGGGAGTTCGAATCCCTGTACCTGCGCCAGCACGGCATGGTCGCCCCCCTTCAGCGCAAGACCGCCGAGCAAGATCGCATCATCGCTGACCTGAAGCGCCAGATCGAAGATCTCCAGGCGAAGGGAAGCGCCGCGCCACCCGCAGCCGCGCCGGTTCAAACACCCCCCACGTCTTTGAATGCAGACGATCCAAGGCTCCAGGAGTTCATGTCGCTCTATGCTGACATGATCCCCGGGCTTGAGGCCCTGATTCAGCAGAGGGTTGGCGTTGCGGTGCAACCCCACCTCGAGCAGTCCCAGGCCGCCATCAAGTTTGCGGAGCAGCAGCGACTCCAGGAGGAACGCGCAGGCGTCCTCAAGGAACACCTCGCGCCGCTCTACGCCAAGTATCCCCAGGCCGGGGCTACTGTCGCATCGCCGCAGTTCATCGACTGGGTGGAGAAGCAGTCCTCCTACCTTCGTGACTCCATCGTGGACCGGATCAAGAACCCCGAGAATTTCCCCATCCTCGAAGTGGTTGAAATCTTCGACGACTTCTCGCGGGCGGGCCAGCAGGCCGCGCCCCCCACGTCTCGCCAGGCGGCTCCGAGCCCCGGCGAAATGGCTATCGAAACCCGGAGGATCCCGACTAGCTCAACGCCAGGCGGGAAGCCGGAACCCCAGCCCCTCACACGAGAACGCCTTGCCTACATCAACCGTGAACTCACGGTTAACCGGAGCCTCCACACGGAGGCCGAGATCGCATCTCTGAAACAGGAGATGGAACAAGGTGAGCAGGCGGCAAACTCCGCAGGATTTGGACTGGCTCCTCGTTTGGACACCCTCACCCGGTAGTTCAAAACACAGGAAGCAATCATGTCTCTGGAAAGCCTTGCGAAGACTCCCGCATTGGCCCGCGTTAGCGGTGCCCAGACCAATGCCGGCGTCACCACCCCCGATATCTGGTCCACCAAGCTCAACGTGAAGCTCTACGAGCGGACCTACCTCAAGGACATCACGAACAACGACTGGGAAAACGAGGCCAAGGGCCCCGGCGATACCATCTACATCCGCGAAGTCCCCGACATCCCCATCCGGCGCTATGTCCCCGGCCAGCCCATGAAGCGGGACCGGGCGAAGTACAAGAGCATCCCCCTCGTCATCAACAAGACCGCGGCCTTTGCCCTGGAATTTGAGGACGTGGAGAAGCTCCAGAGCGACCTGAAGGTGCAGGCCGATTTCACCAACGGCGCGACCAAGAACATGGACGAGTTCATGTGCGCCGACCTGCTCCAGACGGTCTACTCCAAGGCCGGGATCACCTTCAATCTCGCCAACCCCACCGCTGACCAGTTCTTCCAGGCCTACATGAAGGCCCTGATGCTCCTGGGCCAGAACAAGGTCAACATCGAGGATCCCTCCCAGCTCTGGTCCGTGGCTCCCTTCCAGGCCTTCTACCTGATGGGCACCGGCCAGCAGACCAAGGCCCAGGACATGGGCGTGCCCAAGTCCACGGTCCTCAGCGGGAAGCCCAGCGATGCCTTCGCCGGTGTCCGCACCCACTTCAGCAACCAGATGCCCAACGTGGGCGGCAACCTCCAGGTGCTCATCGGTCACAAGATGGCCATCACCTGGGCCATGCAGATGGACCGGAAGATGGAGACCCTGCGCAACCCCGACGCCCCGGGCGACATCGTGCGCGGCATGTGCCTCTACGCCTTCGAAGTCGTGAAGCCCGAGGCCCTGGTCTGCATCAACGTGACCTGGCCCACGATCTAGCGGAACCCGCAGGGGGTGGATTCGCTCCGCCCCCTGCATCCGCTCCTCTCACCACTCTCACCCACTGAAATCAGGAGTTTCAAATGGCGACTTTCGATTACTCTTTCGGTTCTGCGCCTGGCGTCCAGATGCAGGGCGGCGCCCACACTGGCGTCAACAGCTTCGAGCTGGACTTCGCCGACGCGAAGAAGGCTTTCCCCGCGCTGGCCGCGGCGGACATCCTCACCATCGGCATCCTCAAGAAGGGGATGCTGGTCAGCCCTGGCCTCGTCGAGACCCTGGAGGCCTCCCAGGTTGGTGCCAGCGACCTCACCATCCAGACCGATGGGGCCGTGGTCATCGCCTCCGGTCACGGCATCGACACTCTTGGGGAGCTCACCATCCCCTCGGTGGCCGCGGGCGCGTTCTTCGGCGCGACCACCAGCGTTCCCAAGCTGCTCACGGCTGACGTGAAGGTGAACGTCCTCATCGGCGCCACTCTCCCCACCAAGGGGAAGCTCCGCGTGGCCTTCGCTGTGGACCAGCTTGCCAACTACTAGCCAACCCAGGTGGGGGGTGATGCCACCCCCCACCGCTTTCCCCCGGAGGGGTAAACCATGAACGAGAACAAGGTCATCAAGGAAATCGTCTGCCTCAAGAGCATCGAGTTGAGCACAGGCAAGCCCAGGATCCTCAAGCCCAGCGACTTCGAGGATGGAACCCAGTGGGAACGCATCGTGGAGGCCGCGCTTTCGGACGCCTCCAGCTACGAGATCCGGCGCGAGACGATCTACACCGAGGAGGAGCAGCAGATCGACCTCTCCCGGATCGAGCTCAAGGACATGACCACCATGAGCCGTGAGCGTGTGGCCGAAGTCGGAACCTTCTACGGCATCAAGGACGAGGGCCAGAGCCGGGCCACCTACATCGACCAGATCGCGGGCGAGAAGGAAAAGGAATCCGCAGTCCTGAAGCGGTCGGGAGTGGCCCCCAAGGTTCCAAGTGAGCCTTCGGCGCCCACCGTACCCGCATCCACCACCCCTGCTTCCGGAACGGGGCCTGAAGACGTTTCCGGGAAAGACAAGCAGTAGCCGAAGCACCAAAACCAGGAGCGGGACATGGCCGGGATCATTCTTCGAGAGTTGTACCCACGGGTCACGTCCCGCTCCGACATTCTTCCAGGCGCCATCCGGGCGGCCCTCGTTGATGCCGCTATTCAGGTGTGCCGAGACGCCAACCTCCTGCGGGAGACTGTGTTCGCAACCCTTGTGGCTGGACAGAGCACGCTGAAGGTTCCAGTGCCCCCTGGGCGTGAATTGAACCGGGTCAACCAGGTCTACCGGCGCGACCCCGCGAACAGTTCCGACTGGGTGAAGGTGGACGAACTCGCCCCCGTCTACCTGGAAGAGCAGGGCATTCACCCGGAAAGCCGGGTGCCGCAGGCGCCCCTTGTATGGGGTCTACGGGGGGATGTTCTCGCCTTCCCCGATCCTGCAGATCAGGTCTACCCGATCCGGATCCAGTATTCCTGGGCGCCTCTGAGGTCTTCCCAGCCGGAAACCTTCGACATCTCCACCGGTGCCGAGAACGCGATCATCGCCTACGCCCGCTACATCCTGCTCCAGGACCGTGACCCGCGGGCCTCCCTGGTCGCGAATGGGGTCTACCTCGACGAACTCCGAGGGCTCCGGGCATCGAGCGAGACCGGGGACAGCGGGAACCGCTCCATCTTCGACTTTCTTCCTTTTGAGGGGTGAACCGTGGATCTTCAAGCCCTCATCGATCTAACCCGAGGCCTTGCGGGAGACCCTAAGTTCGAGGGGAACTCCACGGGTTGGACGGATGACGAGATCGTGCTGGCCCTCAACTGGGGCCAGAACCGCTACGCGGAGGTCACCCACTGCACCTACGAGGAGACGGCTTCCGCCGCCCCCAGCGATGCCGCAGGCATCTTCACGGTGCCTGCGGGGTTCATCCGGGTCGAGCGCGTCAACATCCCCGAGATGGCCAGGAGCGCCCCGGTGGCGACCCTGACGGTTGCTGCATCGGCGCCGAACAACTCGGACGTTGCGGCCAGCGTCCCTCTTCAGCCAGGAGCTTCCTATTTCTGGAACGTGGCCGGGGGAACAATCAAGACGGGGCAGGGCACGAATGCGATCACCTTCACCAGCATGGCCGTTCCGGGAAGTGTGACGACGGTGTGCTGCATCGTCTCTCTGTCCGGGCAAGTAGCGACGGCGCAGAGCGACGTGGCTCTGACATAGGGGGATCTGATGCCTGTTCTGGACATGACAACCAAGGCCGCCGAGGACTTCCGGAATCCCTCCTGGAGATCCGAGACGGGCTATCCGACGAAGGTCATGGGGCTGGATGGGAACCGGATGCAGTTCTGCCCCCCCATGGCTGGCCTGACGCCAACGGTGGGTTTCCTGTCCGCTCCTGACCCGCTTCTATTGGCCAGCCTTACGGGCACTCCAGACGTGCGGATCCCGGAGGCGCACCACGCGCACCTACCCCTCGCCGCGCTCTATCTGCTGCTGACCAAGGACGGCCCCAAGAAGGATGTCGCCAAGGCCAACAAGTACCTCCAGGACTTCATGCAACTGATCGGAGCCCCCGATGCCCGAAGTAAAGACGTTTCAGCAGGCAAGTGAGCCGAACGACCTGACGCCGGGTACGAAGTGGTACCACGACAACGGGAAGGCCTACATCCGGAAATCGGACCTCTCCTGGAACTACATCGGGGAGTGGGAGTTGCCCAATTTCCACCACCTTCACTTGGAAGGTGGGTCGATGCTCGGGTCCATTGGTGGTGCTCACGGCCTTTGCCATTCCCACAACCCCGCGTTCACGGGCACGGCCACACTCAATGATGTGGATCTCGCGGACAAGCAGTGGACTTCGGACCAGTTTAAAAACCTGAGAACCATCCTGGAGAACTACATCTCAGGGAAGATAGGCGGTAGTTCTGGGAACCTCTCAATCGGGAACAACCTTGCCATCGGATTCAACGCACCTGGTACTGACATACCGCATGGTGGGACCATTCCTCTCCCGGTCTACTCAGACGGGAAACGAGCCTCCAAGAACGAAGTTTGCGGAGTAATTGTCTCGTTCTCTAAGAACCTCACCCCGAATCATCCACATAACGCCTTCAATGGGATGTCCACTTGCAGTGTCGATGCGAACCTTGTTGTGACTGCGATTTGGCACATATCCGGGGGTGGATGGGATGGAGACCATGGCCAGTACGTGGGCGCGGCGAATTACTTGATCCTGTGCAAGAGGTGATCCATGTCTCGATCCTTTCGAGTGGACTTCACCAAGGGAATCAGCGCCATCGTGGATCCAAGCCTGCTTGGAGATGGCTTTGCGGTGATGGTGGACAATGCGGACGTTTCCGCGTTCGCGGCATCTTCCTACCGGGCCCCTGTCTTTCGTCGAGAGGTGCCCGTTGGAACGAAGCATATCTTTGAATACCGAGGGAAATGGTGGTTCTCGTCGGAGCACCGGGAGTGGGCGGCTGAGTTTGTAGGCCGTCAGGAGCGCCTCTACTACACCGAGTCGGGTTATGCGCCGGGCGAAGGCAAGATCCCGATGAAGATCATTGATGGCGTGGCGGCACCCCTTGGCCTCCCACGCCCCTTGGCCCCTGTGACCGTGGACAAAGGGGTATCAACCGAGCCCCCGGGCCTGACGCTTGCGCTGGGGCCCGTTGGGAGTGCTTTCCAGGAAGACAGCACTTCGGCTACCTACCGCATTGGCTACCGGACGGCAGAAGGGCTCCTGCCCCCGGGCCCCACAATCACCATTGCCATCCCGAAAAACGGGACTGCCATTCTGAAGTGGAGCGCGCCCAATCTGGAAGCCGTGGTCAAGGTTGTGATCTACGGCCGCACGTCCGGGAAGGAGCAGATCCTGGAAGAGCTGGTCCCGGAGATGTCCCAGTTCATCGATGATGGGAGCCTTTCCCCTCATGGAGAGTACGCGTCAAACCTGGACACAGAGGATGTCTACTTCTACTTCCACACGTTCATCCGGGATGTGAACGGGCATATCGATGAGAGCGGTCCAAGCCCCCTGACCGGCCAGATCAACACCAGTGGTGTGCGAAAAATAACCCGGAATCCCCAGTTCGAGGGGATGGAGAGTGGCACCCCAGTTCTGGGCGCAGCGGCCTACAAGACTGCGACCTCCTTGGAAATGTGTGGGTCGATGTTCTCGCCCATCTTTCGGCGCCGCATTATCACCACCAAAACGGTTCACGCCTTGGTCCAGGGAGATGAGATCGGGATCGTCCAGAAGAAGGCGGCGCCGAGTGAACACACGGCTAAGCAGGTTTTCACGGCCACTCTGTTTGATTCCGAACTGGCCGCGCCCACGATTTCGGATTTTTCCATGGAGACCGTCCCGCTTTGGGCCTCCGGCACAACGCTAAACGTGCGGGTCTCAGCGACCTGGATTGAAACCGGAGCGGGTCCGCTGGATGAATACGGGAATCCGACCTATGTGGATATTCCTCACGAGACAGCCCCCTCGAGCATCGTTTCCTACACGCCGAACGCATCGATGCAGGCCCTCGTCCAGTGGACGGCAGGAGAGAACGAACGCCCCCAAGGGTTCAATATCTACGTCAACGGCGTTCTGAACTGCCAGGTGAGCGCCGACAATCTGAGTGTCCAATTTGGTCCCGCATCTGGCTCCACCCCCATCCCAACGGTCGTAGATGGCAATCCGCCAACGATTGTGAGTGTGGGTGCGCCTGGTCTGATCCCGGTAGGCACTCAGGTTGTCGCCAAGGTCACGTCATTCCGTGGCTCTGGCTGGGGGGAATGCTTTGGAGGGGCGCCGGCTGAGTCCCTACCTTCCTCGCCCTCAACCATCACCGCCACCCACGGCCTAGCTTCACTCAGTTGGAGCCCTCCCTCCGGAGATGCCGATGGGTTCCATGTCTATCTCAACGACAAGTGGGTTGCGACCCTTCCAGCCACGGTTCAGTTCCTGGAGTTCCGGCTTTCCGAGGGGGATGCCTCCCGTACCGTTCCCATTGCCAACGGTTCGCGGAGCCGAGTGTTTCACATCGCCGACGACCCCTCCATGGTGTGGTACCCAGAACTCGCGGCCCAGGCACCCCTGGGGTTTGGGGGTATCGCAAAGCCCGTAGAGACCCGCATCGTCCAGGAAGCGCATGGCCGCGCCAAGGGTGATCTGCTGTCTTTCTCTGGGTACGAGGGGATCCGTGGGCCTCATGTTGTCGCTCGAGTTGGCAGCGCGGACGAGTTCTACCTAAATGTGCTGACAGAGGCTGACGATGCGACCTCAATTACACGCAGATATTCCACCACGGGCGAGGCCTTCCGGTTCGTGAAGCAATGGGCTCTCTACGTCCAGAGTGGAGCCACGGGGGGGATTCCGCTTCAGCAGGGTGTTTACCCCATCGAACAGACTGAGGTGATCGACGGAAAGCCCATATGGGCTTTGTCGGTGACTTGCCCATCGGCCTACTATGCCCAGACACCCGAGGGCCCGGTGGCCGTGGAGTTTGAGCCACCCCCACGCGGCTTCCGCCGCCCGACTCTACACAATAGCTGCCTGTGGGGCATCGTTGACAATGCCGTTGTCTGGAGCCCCGTGAATCGCCCAGACGCATACCCAAGGGCCTTCCGGAGAGACTTCCCTTTCCCGCCTGTGGCGCTGGCCTCCTACGCGGGCGCGCTGGTGGTTCTTCTTCCCAATGGCATCGGACGGTTCGATGGAACCGACCCTGCCAATATGTCCTTCTCGATGACCGCCGCGAGGGACGGCTGCAACGCGCCGAACAGCGTGCAGCACACGGCGGCTGGGTTGATGTATTCGTCCTCCCGGGGGCTCATGGCCTTCCAGGCTGAGATCAATACCTCCGTGCCCATCACTGCCCACCGGGTTGATCCGTCTCTGTTTTCATCCGCCTCGTCCACAAGCGAGGATGGATGGCCCGGGTGGTGGATTCCCACCCGATCCTCCGCAGCCTGGGCGAAATGCACGCGGGAGCTTCCCTCCGCCGATGGTCAGCAGCGGGAGCGCATGATTGACGAAACACTCCCCATCGACGGGATCCTTGAGGACATCCGGAGCTTCTATTGGCGCGGACGCTACTACATCTATTTCACGGGTTCGAGGTTTGGAAGGCATGGAACCATCCTGGTAGACACGACACGCCGGGGTGACGCTGGGTATCCGGTTTTTCATCTTGGGCTACGTCCCAGCCACGCTCATGTTTCGTCTACAGACAAGGCCTTCATTCTGATGAACGTGGACGGTGGGCTCAATAATGATATGGATGATCCCGATAATCCGATTCCAAACATAATCGATGGTTGGATATACACACTGAAGCTAAAGGATGCCGACCAGGCTATTGGATCTTCACCTGATCAGGTGCTTGAAATTCAAAGGCGGAATCTTAATGACCCGAAAGATGGGACTTTCTACCGATATTGCAAAGTGGACAGTATTGCAGGCGAACTATCCGGGTTGAATTGCCAGCTATTTGTTGAAAATGGTAAATTCTACATTAGTGCCGTAGTTGGTGCCACCGGAAGGGCTGGCAATGCTCTCCACATCAAGGAGTGGGTGCTTGAGTCCATTGGCCCAGGAGAAGACAAACAGGGCGTCTTTTCTGTCACACGCGAAGAGTCGTTTGCACTTGAGTCAACGGAAAGGCCAAAGGATTCCAACCCGTGGGACACCATTGGAATTATTACGCTGGCAAGCGTATCCCATTTCTACAGCAGTCAGATGTTCGATCCAGAGACAACCTCCGTGGGGGCCACGTATTCACCCCTTGTTAGTTGGACAGGTTTACCACCTGGAGGCTCCGAATTTATGGTCGAGTCTTCAACGGTAAAATCAAACCTCCTGAAAATGCCCTATCGCAGCGGGTGGCTTGCTGTTTCCGTGGTTGAGATCGTAAAGCCAAGAATTGGGACAATAGCCGTCAATCCTCCTTATATCAACTTGACAAAAGTTCAACACTTCTATCACGAAGTAAAAACAAATATAGGCACAGAACTTCATGGTGTAAACGCTCCGATCCCCGTTCAGGCTGATTCAAATAGTGACTGGTATAGCGAGGGTTTATCGTCTTATTCTGGAAATATCCCAGACAAAAACACTACTGTTTCATTCGGGTTGCCAGGGTTCGCAACCAACAATTTTACGATGAAGGTGCGAGGCTTATTGTTCAATCCATCAAACATTGGAAACTACACGGATGCACCGACAACGAGATTTGTTTCCGGTGGTTCTCTTCAGGCCGCCAAGAGCCCGGACACGCTGGCAGCAATCAATAGCAATAATTCGCTGAAAGATGCCGAGTTAATTGGAGTATGGGGAAGGAATGGCGAACTTGGTGTCTACAAACGGGTCGCTCCATCGAGTTTTGATATGTGCTCTGATTTCTTCTGCGTTAAACCATCCGATACAATGGCTGAAAGGCCGTACAGCATATGGTCCTATATCCAGGATGATGGGAGCATTAAGCACTTTGAAAAACTAAATACATCCGCCCCTGAACTATGGGTGGACGATGTGAAAATTAAGACGTATGGAGAGGCTGAATCGATTCAATAGCTGATCGGGGTATTTCATGTTTAGTGTCCTGAAATTACAGAAGTGCCAGCTGTCTAAAGATAACTCTTTAGATGGGATCATTGATGACGTAAAAAATAACCAGTTCCTGGGCGAACTTTCTCACGATGAGGGCGACAAAATCCCTTTTGTGATCCGAACCGGACCAATGAGCAAACCTGACCCAGGGATCATGAAGCGATACGAGGCTGTGGAAATCAACGGGGCTGGGGTGGCCTTTGTGATGATTTGGATCCAGGAGCGTCTCGTGGCCTGGGGAACCCTGTTTGCCCAGGAGGGCCCCAATCTACCACGCCGCCTGAACATTCCGAGGGGATTGGGGAACGGGTATGGGATTGACGTTTACATTGCGATGCAGGGACGCCTGACCGGGTTGGAGGTCCTCTTTGATGTCCTCGGTGGGGAGGAAGCGTGAGCAGTGGGCTCATCCCTAACGGTGTCACTCAGGCTGAACTGACTCGACTCTTTGGCGAGGTCGCTTCTCGATTCCGCGCCCTAGAGAGCGCGCTTCCGTTACGTACGCAAACCAAGCCTCAATCGGGCGGGGTGAAAACGGAGAGAGCATCGAATAGCCCCGTGCAGGCGGAACCGGGGCCTGCTGGACCCACTGGATCCACTGGACCGGCGGGGCCTCCTGGATCTACAGGCAGTCCCGGTGAACAAGGGGTTCCAGGGTCCACTGGTCCTACAGGCCCCGCGGGTGCCCACGGCCTTGGCCCTGCTCGGACTACGCTGACCTGGACCACTGGAGCCTTGGCTACGGGGGGAACGGATACGCAAGACGTGACGCTCGCCAAGACCGCCCGCCTCTACAGGATCACGACCACGCGCCCCGCGTTGGTGAAGCTCTACTCGACCTCAGCGGCTCGGACGGCGGATGCTTCACGACCGCCCACCACGCCCCCAAGCCAGCCATCCGACTGTGAACTGCAAGTGACCACTGAGGCTGGGGCACTCACGGTGCTTCTGAAGGAGGTCAGCTTTGCCAACCAGGACAGCCCCGTGACCGATGCGGCCTACCTTTCCGTGACCAACCTTGGTGGGGCAGGAGAGGTGGGCGTGACCGTTGTTATTCAGGATCAGGAGGCGTAGATGGCGACCAAGAGTGGCAGTTTGAGTCCAAGCAATTCGACCACTACGGACATAAGGGCTTGGGTGTCCTGGCTCTCGCTTGGGATTGTTGAGGTTGGATGGGTGCAAACCTCGGATACAGGCCAGTGCGATGCGAGTGCGATTCCTGTCCCTGCCGCAGCCAATACCCCTGTTGGCTATCACGTTTTCCGCATGGCTGACGCGCTTCAAGCTACGGTTCCTGTTTTTATGAAACTAGAGTATGGATCCGGCACATCAACCTCCTCATACCCTTCACTCTGGATTACGATAGGCACGGGCTCCGATGGAAACGGAAATATCACCGGAATCCTGATGGAACGGACACAAATTGATGCCGCTGACACCACTTCGTTGATGGCTTGTTATATGGCTGGAGCCTCGGGACGGTTGGCTGTTTCAATGTTCGCATCTTCTGCAAGCTATTCGTTAGCAGTCATTATCGAACGCACTCACGATGCCATCGGAGCGGATTCGAGTGAAGGCTTGACTGTGCTCATGCTCTCCGGCGCATCGGCCAAGATATCTCAATACCTTCCGTTCACGGGCACCGTCCCCTCTGCCTACTCAAACTGGAACGCGACTACTCCCCCCTCTGGGGGTGGTGCGTTGTGCCCAAATGTCTATTTCTTCCCGATCCGGTGCTGGTCTCCAGGTGAGACTTTCCCAATTCTCGGAGCAATAGTCTACATTTCAGGCGATGTCGCAACAGGTGGGACATACTCCGTGCAGGGATTTGACGGTAGCAGCAGGACTTATTTAGCTCTTGGTCCTGGCCTTAATTCGGTTGGGTACGGTAGCTCAAGCAACTTAGTCGCAATGAGGTACGACTGATGGCCTACCTTTGCCCGGCCCCTACGCCACGCGCTACCACGCGACTCGCCAATGCCCCCAGGGTGAGTGTTGGCATCGTGACAACGGGGGGAGGTGGCGCAGTGACGCTCCCCTCAACGGGCCAGCAGTGGCCTTTGCCGGTGAGGTAGGCGCGAAGCGATAGCTCTTGTTCTTAAATAGCCGGATGCCTATATTGAAAATAGCCAAATGGCTACACGTCAACCCTCGACGATCCGGTGAAATGAGATGCTGCGCCTCGCAACCTCCATGGACATCCCAGAAATCAACCGGATCCTGAACCACCCGGATGTGTACCGCTGGGCCACCATGGGCAAGGACATGGGGCCCATGGACATTACCCCGGCCTTCGATCAGGTCCATGTGCTACTGGAGGATTCGGGGGGAGGCTGCATCGTCCTGGACCCCTACAGCGAGGACACCTTCGAGGTTCATACCTGCCTTCTGGACGGATTCCACGGGAAGATCGCGGAGGAAATCGCCAGGGACACCGTTCGATTCGTGTTTGCGGAAACGGGTGGCATGGAAATCCTGACGAATATCCAGACGGAGAACAAGGCCGCGGACCTGTTCGCCCGGCAGTGCAGCGGATTTATCCGGATCGCTGACGCGCCGGATCTTCGCTCGTACCAGCTTCGCATTGAACGCTGGCCCTATCTTGACGCGGGCCTGGAGTCCTTCTGTCCCGCGGAACTGGAACCCATTGTGCTGGACGCCCACCATCGCCGCCTGTTCGGGGCGCTCATGCTCACCTCGCGGCGGGGGTTCATGGGGAAAGCCGTCGCGGTGTACAACAAACACGCACGCCTCCAGGGGTATCTCCCTGTCGAGGTTTGCGGCTTGGATAGCCTCACGGTCGGAGGCCTGACTATCCACTTTTTGGGCAACGATGCCTACCAAGTGGGGGAGTTATGCCAGTCGCAGTCGGAGTCGCAGGCGTCCTAGTCAGCGCCTACTCCACCGTTCAGGCAGGCCAACAGCACAAGCGCGCCATGGCGCTCCAGCAGTCCGCCCTTCAGGCGGATCAGGCTTTTCGTCAGCAGCAGCTTGAAGAATACGAGCGCAACTACGGCCCCATTCGGGACGAGCTCACCAAGCAGGCGAGTTCGGAGAGCCCGCTGAATCTGGGCCCAACCTGGTCCAAGATTCAGGCCAATTTCGACCAGGCCGGGCGCAATAACGAGATCTCGATGGCCCGCAAGGGAATGCTCGGGTCGGGTCTGGATCAGAAAAACACGCTCGAGACGGGGCGCGCCTACACCCTGTCGAATGCCTTCAGCCAGGGCCTTCAGGCCAGGGACTCTCTCCGGGAGCGCCTGCTTGCCGCTGGGAAGCAGATGCCTGGACAGGTTGGACTGGTGGCTCAAGGCAACCAGAACATGACGGACTTCTACGGCCAGCAGGCGGGTATGTGGGGGAACGCCGCAGGGCAGGGCGCCCAGGGCCTTGCGTCTAGCCTCGGTGCGCTGGGATACGCCCTTGGACAGCGCCCACAGGCTGCTCCGCAACCCGACATTAGCTCAATGGTGGACTCCCGCATGGTGCAGAACGCGCTGGGGAGTAGCCCAATCACCTTGGGAAACATGACGCCGAGTTTCGATGGTTCGAGCTTGCCGCTGTCGCTGGGGGGGAACTAACCATGGCTTCGCTTGGGATGATTCTCGCGGGTAGTGCCATCGGTCAGGGCGCCAATAACTTCGTCAGGAGTCGGACACAGGGCGCGCTCGATCAGCAGCGCCTCGACCAGGGCATCGCGCAGGCGGGGCAGACCCAGAAGGAGTGGGACTACAAAAACACAGAAATGGACCGGATCCGCCAGCAGCACCAGATCGAGGACCAGAGCCCCGATGGTGAAACGGATGAGGACCGCCTGAACAAGTTGGCGGACATCGCCATGCAGGGAAATCGGGGGGATCTGGAACGGAAGTACCGGGCCGCAGCTCTCAAGGCGAGAGAGGATGCCCAGCTCAAGAACATCGCCAGCGCCTCCCGGGCCATCACTCTGGGGCAGTTCGAGCCTGCGACCAAGATGCTCAATCAGACCGGCATCTTTGGGAACATCCACGGCATCGCCCTGGCAGACGATGTGGAACAAGACCCCTCGGACCCGACCTATTCGGTGTACACCGCAGGGGGTGCGGGTCCGGATGGCAAGCCTGCGCGTGGGAACCATGTGCATGTGACCCAGAAGATGCTCTACGCGCTCCAGGCCAAGCCCGGGGATGCCCTGCACTGGATGGCCTACGCCCAGGCCCAGCAGGGGAAAAAGGACGCATCCGACCGCAACCTGGACCGCAAGGACGAGGAACTCAGACTCAAGAATGAGAAATGGCTCCGCGACTACGAAATATCGATTCGACGCATCAATGGTTCTGGCGGTGGTCGTGGAAGCGGCCGCCCCTCCGATTTCCAGATCCGGTTTTCGATGGCGAAGAAGACCATCGGGCAACCCGGGGGCTTCGCGGATGAGCGGGCGGCGGCGGAGTGGGCCCAGGATCCCAACCGCGGCACCAAGGAGAACTGGATGGCCCTCAAGCTGGCGGCCCAGGTCCGTGGTGACATCTACAACGATCCGAAGACCGGAAGCAACCAGAAGGAAGTGGTGGGGGGCATCAAGGACGTGGCTGCGGAGTTCCGGCAGTCTCCCATCGGTGCTCCTGCCCCTGCTCCCCCCGCTTCGCCCAGGCCCGCCCCTCAGACTGGTCCAGACTTCAAGGCCTTGGGCTTCAAGGCACACGGCAACGGGTCATGGCAGAACCCGAAGACAGGTGTGTGGTTCAAGACGGGTCCAGATGGGAAGCCGTTGGCCTGGTCCAACACCAAGAACGCTTGGGTGCCCGTTCAGTAGAAAGGAATCGAGATGCCTGGGTTCGATCCGAATTTCAATCCGGACTTCAATCCTGACGCGCGCACGCCGGAGGCGAAGCCTGCCTTCAATGCGGATTTCAACCCTGACTTCAACCCGGATGCGGGAGGTTCGCCCGAGCCAGGCATCGGGATCGATCACCCCATCCCGGTCAACCCTTACCGAAAGAATGTCCAAGCCAACCCGGATCCAGAGGCCCAAAAGTCAGCCGGAACATCCGTTTTGGCGTCCATCAACAAGGGGATAATCCGACCCGCCCAGGAGATCGTGGGCGCTGGCCTTGGTGTCGTGGAGGCGGCAGGCCTCACCCTGAACGATCTTGTCTCGCCCCTGGTCGGAACGACCACGGTGGATGAAGCCGGGAGGCGCGCCTGGAACCGCTGGACCAAGCCCGTTTCGAAGGAGACCCTTCCGGCTTCCGCCGACTTCATGGAGCGCCAGCACCAGACGGACGAGTATTTTTCGGAGAGCATCAAGAAGCCGAAGGCCATCACGCGACCGGACGGTAGCACCGATTGGGCTGCGCTGAATCCCGTCGAGAACCCTTGGCTTTACACGAACATCGTGGCCGAGAACGCGCCGATGTTGGCCGTCCAGATGGCGACGGGGTGGAGGGCCTACAACTCCGCGATCCTGGCGGGCAAGTCTCCCGAGGTGGCTGCGCGGGTTGCGGCGGCGACCTCGGCCAAGCTGGAAGGCACTCAAATTGGTGCCGATGCCTACCAGTCCGCCTTAGAAAAGGGGCTCGGGCCAGCAGAGGCCGCCCTTGCCGCATCGGCCGAGGCCATTCCAGCCACCTTCATAAGCCAGGGCCTGCCCGGAGGCAAAGGCCTTCTGGCGAAGCTGGAGGCCAAGGGCGCGACCGGCCTAAAGCGGAAGCTGGCGGAGATTGCCGCCGAGGGCACGGAGGGTGTTTTCTTCAAGGGCGCGGCCAAGGCTGCGGCCAAGGGGGGTGCGTCCGGACGTGCCGCGAGGCTGGCCCTCGGAGGTATCACGGAGGCTATCGAGGAAACGGGCCAGGGCGAGGTTGGCATGGCCGTCAGGCGGACCTACGACCCTGAAGCCTACAAGAACGCGAACGGTGAGCGGATCACCAATGCGCTTGGTGGGCTCCTACTTGGAGCCCCCATGGGGGCCATGGTTGGGCCAGGCGCTACCGTCGAATCTGAACACGTCGAGAACCTGCGCAAGGTGGCCGAGCAGACGGCCCAAGTCGCGGAGCAGCACCCCCTCGTGGAGAGCGCCCAGCAGGACGCCCAGGAGGCCCAGGCGCTCCTCAGCGAGGCCCAGGCTGACCTCGGCGCCGGGAGTGCCGCCCTGCAACCCCAGGCGCCTCCTGCGCCCGATATGGCCCCGCAGGCACCTGAGGCAGTGGTACAGGAATCCTTTACACCTGATCCAACCGTCAAGGAATCCTTGACGGTTCCCGGCGATCCTCGTCACGAGAGCCTTCCGGTGGAAGTCGATCAGCGGCAGGGCGACCGCAGGCAGGATCCGGCCTTCCGCAAGAACGTGGCCGAAATGAGTCTGGAGGAGACGCAGCGCGTCCTCCTCACCAGCGAGAAGACGGGGCTCCCCAACCGGCGCGCCTGGGATGAGGCGCAGAAATCGGCCCCCAAGCCGGTCAAGGCTTCGATGGATGTTGACTCCCTCAAGTGGGTGAATGACAGCCTGGGGCACGGCGCGGGTGATGAACTCCTCGCCTACATGGGCGATGCCTTGCGGGCCGCTGGCCTCGGCGAAGATGCCTTCCATGTGAGCGGGGACGAGTTCTGGGCGCACAGTGACAGCGAGGAGGCTTTGGCTGGCGCGATGGCCAAGGCCGACGAATACTTAAAGGCGAACCCGGTGGTATTCAACCTGCCGGATGGATCGACCGTTAGCTACACCGGGGGTTTCAGCTATGGCGCAGGACCAGAACTCAATGCCGCAGAATCCAAGCTCCAGGCCCACAAATCCGAGCGAGAGCGCACCGGCCAGCGTGCCGCCCGTGGCGACCAACCCCCGTCCGTCCAATACAGTCATCCCGCCCGGCCCGAACGCACTCCAGAAGTACGCGGAGGAGAACCCGGGAGTGCTGGAGAACTGTCTGGGGGTCACGATCAGGGGCAAGTTCCACCCGAACCCGTACCACAAGCCCAGCAAGTAGAGGCCCCTCAGCCACAGGAAGACCCCAACGCCAAGGCCGATGAAATCCTTGCGCGGATGACGCCGAAGGACCGGGCGGAACTGGACGCGCTTGGGGCAGAACTGGCGTCCATCGTCGCCAAGCCCCTGAACAAGATGAACCCGAAGATCCGGGCCAAGTGGGTCGAGAAGCAGAACCAGATCCGGGGCAGGCTGGCGGAGCTTCGACAGATGTATGAGGGCAAGGGCAACCCTCTGGATGTTCCCGAACTTGGTTTCGGGAACATCCAGGAAGTGAAGGAAGGAGACACCTTCACCCACGAGGGCCGGGAATACCGGATGCACGTCACGGATGACGGCCAGGTGAAGACCCGAGACCTGACGATGCGGGGGGGCCAGCCCATCGTGCGCAGTTGGGGCAGCATCCAGGAGTTCGAGTCCGCCACAGGGATCCGTATCAAGGGAACTCCAGAATCCGAAGCGGCGGGCGTCAACGCTCCGGCTCCGGCCCATGCCAAGCCTCCCGCGGAATCCAGGGAAACTGCGGAAAAGGCGAAGGCGATCCCCGGCGTAGGCTCGAATCACCCCGCCTACCCCTTCCAGGAGTTCGGGGACTACGTGGTGAATCGGGCCCTGGAGGGGGAGACGCTCGACAACGTACGCTTACGGAAGCGGTCCAATCTCTTTTTCAAGAACCAGCCCGCCCAGAAAGACCTCTACGACGCGGTGGAGCTGGGGGTGAACCGCCACATCCTGGCGCATCCCGAGCTCTTCAATGTTCAAAAGGTGGACATCAAGAAGGTGATCCGGAACCTGGAGGACATGGTCTCCAAGCTCCCCACTCAGACCCACCGGGAGGCCCAGGCCAACGAGCTCCAGCAGTACAGCACCCCTCCGTTCTACTCGGCGGTGGTGTCGTGGGTGGCCAACGTGCGCCCCGGCGACGTGGTGCTGGAGCCCTCGGCCGGCGTGGGGGGCATCGCCGTTTTCCCGCGGCTGGCCGGGGCCCGGGTGCTGGTCAACGAGTTCGACCGGGAGCGCCGGGCCAAGCTGCTGGAGGCCCTGCCGGGCTGGGAGTCCATCAAGATGGAGGACGCCCGATTCATCAACGCCCACATGAAGAAGGCCGGAACGGTGCCTACCGTGGTCGTGATGAATCCGCCCTTCTCCAGCACCTCTGGGAACGTCCACGGCAAGCGGGATTCGGCGCAGGGTGTGAAGCACATTGAGAGCGCCCTGTCCTCCATGGAACGCGGGGGCCGCCTCGTGGCGATCATGGGGGACATGGAAGGGAAGGCGTGGCGCGAGTGGCGCGGCAAGATCGAATCCGACCCCAGCCTGACCATCCAGGCCCTGGTTCGCGTTGATGGATCGAAGTATCGCAAATACGGGACTTCGTTTGATTCCGTTGTTCTCGTGGTGGATCGCAAGGCAAAGCCTGCGGGGCACACCCCTGTCACGGGCCCCGTGGATGACCTTGGGCGCCCTGGCTTGGTTGCGTCCCTTGAGGAATTAGCCGATATTCTGGAGGGAGTCCGCAATGAGCGACCCGATGCCAACGACCTCAGCACCCGACCTGATGGAGCACCCGTTGAACCGGGCGGCCCTGCGGCTGCTGAAGATGGTGGGGCAGTCAGTTCCCAAGGGAAGAATCCCCCTGCCGGAGGCGATCCTGGAGGGGCTTCAGTCCTGGACTCCTCGGGGAAACCGGGGGTCTCAAGTGCTCCTGCGGCTGGCCCGGTTAGGGGAGGCCGAAACCCCCACACAGTTCGCGGAGGCGCTGCGCCCATTCATGGGGCCGCTGGCGTGGAACCCGAAGGAAGCGGAGGCCTCGGGGCTGGAATCGTACGGCCCGACCAGCCTGGAGGAATACACCCCGTCGAATCTGTCAGCGGAAGCGGGGAAGTGCAAAAGCCTTCAGGAGCTCCTGAACGTGCTGGAAGGCCAGGAAGCGAAGACGTACGAACTGACGACGTAGCGCCAGTTAAGGTCGAGGCAGGGAAGGACACCGCCAAGGTGGAGCAAGTCGAGGAATCTGCAGATTCCATCTTCTCCGTCTACCGTCCCTCCAAGGTCACGTTCCCGGGCTCCAAGACCCATCCCGGCGAACTGGTGGAGTCCCAGGCTATGGCCGCGGTGGACCTGCCCGACGCGAAGGCCAGCACCAAGATTCACATCCCGGAGGAGGTCATCAAGTCCGGGAAGCTGTCCGATGCCCAGCTCGAAGCCATCTTCTATGCCACCCAAGCGACGGACACCCTCATGGATGACGGGAAGCGCCAAGGCTTCCTCATTGGCGATGGGACCGGCGTGGGCAAAGGCCGGGAAATCAGCGGAATCATCATGTCCAGCCTCAATGCGGGCCAGGGCAGTGGCAAAGCGATCTGGCTCTCCAAGAACTCCGATCTATTCAAGGACGCGACCCGCGATTGGACCGGCATTGGAGGGGACGGAGGATCCCTCTTCGATCTCTCCAAGTTCAAGGCGACCCAGGGCGACAAGGGCGCCAAGAGCGTGGCCCCCCTGCCTATCGACAAGGGCATCCTCTTCGGCACCTATGCCACGGTCACGGGCACCAAGGGGGAAGTGCCGGGAGCCCGCAAGGAACAGTTGAAGGCCTGGCTGGGGGAGGACTTCGACGGCGTGATCGTGCTGGACGAGGCGCACCTGGCCTCCAACCTGGGCATGGGGCGCGGAACCCGCGGAAGGCCCAAGCCTTCCGAGACGGCCCTGGGAATGCGCGAGATCCAGGATATGTTCCCCAAGGCCAGGGTGGTCTATGTGACCGCCACCGTCGCCAGCGATCCAGCCCAGCTTGGGTTCCTGGACCGTCTGGGGCTCTGGGGCAAGGGCAAAGCCTTCGTGAAGGCCTCCGACCTGGTGGGCGCCGTGCAGAGTGCGGGCCTGGCAGGCATGGAACTGGTGGCGAGGGATCTGAAGGCCCGCGGCCTCTACATCGCCCGCAACCTCAGCTACCACGGGGTCAATTACCGAACCCTGGAGCATCCCCTGTCCACGGAGCAAACGGAGGCCTACGACATCGCCGCGGGCGCCTGGCAGAAGGTTCTGGAGAACGTGAACCAAGTCATCGAGGCCATGACGGATGGGCACAACTCCGGGAAGCTCAAGGGGGCGGCCCTGTCCAAGTTCTACGGGCAGCAGCAGGCCTTCTTTAATTCCCTGCTCACCAGCCTCACGCTCCCCTCGGCCTTCGAGGACATGCAAAAGCAGGTCGAGGCCGGGAACAGTGTGGTCATCCAACTCACCGAAACGGGTGAGGCTCGGCAGAATCGGGCCATCAATGAGGCCGCCACCCGGGCGATGGAGAGCGGCGAAGAGATGGACGTGGCCTCCATCGACCTCAGCCCGAAGGACATCCTCATCGGATTCCTGAAGTCCGGGTTCCCGGTGAACGCCGTCAAGGAAGTGGCCGACGAGGAGGGCCACACCCGTTGGGAGGTGGTGCGCGATTCTCAAGGGAACCCCGTGCAGGATCCCGAAGCCGTGGCGAAGCGGGACGACCTCATTTCCGAGATCGCCACCCTGCGCCTGCCCGGCTCCGCCCTGGATGAGATCCTGAAGGAGTTCGGCACCGATAACGTGGCCGAAATCACGGGCCGAAGCGAGAGGCGGGTCTACCTGCCGGATGGCACGGCCAAGATCGAGAAGCGCACCGACAAGCAAGTGGACGGCGACAAGAACGGCTTCATGGCCGGGAAGAAGAAGATCCTCGTATTCTCGAAGGCCGCCAACACCGGCATGAGCTTCCACGCGGACAACGCCGCGCAGAATCGCACCAAGCGCATCCACTATGTCCTGCAAGGGGGGTGGAACGCCGCGGATGCCATCCAGGGACTGGGGCGCACCCACCGCACCAACCAGGCCCAGGCGCCGGAATACATCCTGGTCACGACCGATCTGGGCGGCCACAAGCGGTTCACCAGTACCATCGCCCGGCGCATTTCCCAGCTCGGCGCCCTCACCAAGGGGCAGCGCCAGGCCTCGGCCAGCCTCTTCACCGAGAAGGACAACCTGGAGAGCCCCACGGCGCTGCGGGCCCTCTCCGGCTGGTACGACGAGTTGATGCGGGGCGGGGTCCGCCTGCCCGATGGGAGTTCCTTCACGGAAGAGGAGTTCAGTGATTCAACCGGCCTTCGCCTGCGAGAGAGCGATGGGACGCCCAAGCTGGAACGCCCGCCCATGCGCCAGTTCCTCAATCGAGTGCTTGCGCTCCCCGTAGGACAGCAGAACGCGGTCTTCGACTCCCTGGCTCATCGGATTGAGGAGCAGTACGACACCGACGAGCGCAGCGGTCTCCTCGAGAAGGGATTGCAGAACATCCCCGTGGAGGGCGCCAAGGTGGTCGAGGAGGATCCGTTCTTCACGGATCCCGACACGGGGGCCAAGACGGTCTACCAAAAGGTGGAGGCGGAGCAGAAGGTCCACTACTACGGGTTCGACAAGGTAAACCAGGGGTCCAAGGACTTCGTGGGTTTCTACCAGAACCCGAACAGCAAGATCCCTTTCGCCATCAGCAAGACCCGCCTGGAAATGAAGCCAGACGGGTCTCAGGTCCAGCACTACAAGATGATCGCGCCTTCGATCATCACCTACTCCCACAAGGTTCCCTTCGACAAGCTCGATACCCTGAGCCCTGAGGATGCCCAGCAGGCGTGGACCGATTACCGTGCGCGGATGGGGGAAACCGAAACCAAGCCCTACCACCTGATCACCGGGGCAATGCTGAACATCTGGAACCGATTCCCCACAGACCTCCCGATGGATGTGGGGCGGATCAGGCTTTCCGATGGAAACATTGCCATGGGACGGCTGATCCCCGAATCGAGGCTCAATGACGTGCTGGCCCGCATCGGGGCCGACAAGGCGCTGAACGCCACCCAGAAAGCAGCTCGGAGCATGAAGGGGCAGGATGTTATCCAGTCCGTGATCCAGAACGGGCGCGGGGTGTCCCTCTCCAATGGTTTCAAGATCATCCCGGTACGTCGCTCCGGCGAATACTTCGCCGTCCTGGATGGGCCCACCTCCAGCACCGCCATGCAGGGACTGGTCAGCCATTACCCGGGCTGGCGCGTGGAGCAGTTCCAGGGCCAGTTCGGCTCCACCTACAAACTGGTGATCCCGGACACGCCGGAGGCCAAGGGAAGCCTCGACGCCTACCTGAAGGCCGCGCCCGTCAATTCCGTTTCAGAGCCCCGGCCAGGGTGGGTCAAGCCTCAGGCTGGGAATGGCGGGATCCAGGAACTCGGCGGGTTCACGCATCCCGTGGGCGCCTTCCTGTCCAAGCTGTTCGGGACTCGGGAACGCCCGGATTCTGTTTCCGTGCCGTCCCTCTTCGATGAGGTGGAGCAGCGGTGGCGGGAGGCCAAGAAGGGGGCTCCGGCCTCGCCCATGTTCGCCAAGGCCATCGACAATCTACGGAAGGCCAAGGCCGCCTTCACGCGCCACTTTGACCATATCGACCCCAACGAAAGCCCTCTCATGGCCCAGGTGCATGACACCCTGCGCCAGTATGAGGCCGGGCCCGCCTTCGCCAAGGCGGTCGCCCACGACATGGTGTACGAGGTCACGAAGGATCTGGGGCCCAAGCGGATCGATCTCTTCACCCGGGTTTTGGTGCTGCGGGACATCCTGCGCAACGTGGACAAGGGCGTGGACTCGGGCACCGAGGAGCTTCCCTTCGGATATCGGAACGCGGAGGAGGCCCGGGTTGACTTGGCGCGATACGAGAAGGTGCTGAAGGCCCCAGAAAACGCTCCGATCAGGGAGGCCCTGGGCAAGCGCACCGACATGGCGACCGACATCGTGGAGAAGCTGGTCCAGCACGGCATCCTGTCCGAGGACCGCCTGGATGATGTGGATTCCTACTACCACCGCCAGGTGATGACTTACCTGAACAAGCGCCAGATCGGGACCACCGGGGGAGACCTCCGGATGAAGAAGAAGGGGTTCCAGCTCGGACGCCATGGAGGGGCCCACGACTTCAACGCGGCCTACGAGCAGGCGGAGGCGGAGTGGGTAGCCGATGCCATGACCCTCGTAGTGAAGAAGGAGACCCTGGACCGGCTGGAGCGCCTCGCCGATATGGCGCCGCAGCTTCGCGCCCAGGCCAAGGATCTGAACCGGGAGATGTTCGAGTCGCAGCATCCGGAACTGGGGGCGGACGAGATCGATGAGATGTCGGCCAAGGAGATCGAAACGGCGCTCGGTGAGCAGGCCGTGGCCTGGAAAGACCTAATGCCCGAGGGCTACACGATCTGGCAGCCCACCAAGGGGAACCATTTCTATTCGGCCCTGACCCTCTCCGAACGGGTGCTGGATCAGTTCCTCGAGGGAGAGCGTGGGCTGGAGAAGGAGGACTTCCACCAGGTGCTGGCGCTGGGCACCAAGAAGAAGCAATGGGCCATCCCGGAGAACCTGGCCACCCAACTCGACAACTTCACCGATCGGGACGGCAGCGCCTTCGGGAACGCCTGGGTGGGGTTGCAGAGCACCTGGAAGCAGTGGCAGCTCATCAGCCCCATGAGGATCCTGCGCTACAGCATGAACAACATGATGGGCGATCTGGACATCGCCATGGCCTACGATCCGCGGATCGTGACCCGGCATTTCCTTAGGGCCGCCGGGGATATGTGGTCCTACCAGGTGAGTCAGACAGCTTCTCCTGAGTTGCGCCGTGAGATCCAGAACGCCATCCGTGCGGGCGTGGTGGAATCGGGCATCACCATCGCGGAGATCCCCGACATCGACAAGGCGGGCGCCTTCCGTCTGCTGACCAGCGACCGACCCAGTGGGAACCTAGTCCAGAAGGCATGGGGCGGGCTCAAGACATTCAGCACCTGGCGCGAGAACATCCTGCGCCTGGCGGCCTATCGCTTCTTCCTGGATGAGATCGGGAAGGGGCGCGACCTTTACGCGGCCTCGAATCGAGGCCAGATTGACGCGCTGGGAAGCTCGAAGGACAAGGCGGCGAAGCTGGCCCGGGAATTGATCGGCGACTATGGAAACGTCTCGGTGGCCGGGCAGAATATCCGAACCCACTTGATCCCCTTCTACTCCTGGATGGAGGTCAATGCGCCCCGGTACGTGCGCCTACTGAAGAACCTTCCTGCCGAGCGGGAAGCAACCGGCGAGAAGCGTTCTGCGGCTGGGGCCGTGGGACGAACCATCGCGCTCAAGGGGCCTGCCATGGCCCTGCGCATGGCGCTCATGTTCGGCCTCATCTACCTCTGGAACAAACTCTTCTTCGCCGATGAATATGAGGTGCTGCGCCGCCAGAAGCAGTTCAAGCACGGCATCATCCTTGGCAAGCGGGATGACGGATCGATCCGCTACATCCGCACCGATCTTGCCGTCATGGATGCCCTGGAGTGGTTCTCTGCCGCCGACATGCCGCGCAAGGTGCAGGGCGTGGCCCGGGGAGAGGAGACATGGAAGGACATTGGTATGGATGCGGTTAAGGGTCCATTTGAAAAAGTCATCAAAGGGTGGGAACCGCTTTCCAAGACCACCTTCGAGTTGGTGCTGGGGCGTTCTGTCTCCTTCCCCACGGTGTGGCGCGAGGGCGCCTCATGGAAGCCTGGCGGTATGGCGATCCGGGACAAGGTGGGCTACGTGCTCAAGAACGTCACCCCCCTGGACCGCCTCTGGAACAAGGTCACCAACAAACCGGAGCGGCCTGGAACCATGCGGAGCGGCCTGGAGGATGCCCTTCTGACCTACTCGGTGGACCCCGGCGAGGCCTCCTACTACCTGTCCAGGGACATCGCCAACGATTGGGGCAAGAAGAACCTTGGGAAAGAGGAGTATTCCGGGGCGGGCAACATCAGCGAGAAGGGGAACGCGCTCTACTACTTCAAGCGCGCCTCTCAGTGGGGTGATCGGGAACGTGCCTCCTACTGGTTCGCGGAATACCTGCGCCTCGGCGGGAAGGCCCGTGCCATCAAGGGCACCATCGAACGGGGTCATCCCCTTGGATCGATCCCCCCCGCGAAGCGCGGTCGGTTCATGGCCTCGCTGAATGCCAAGGACAAGGAGATCATTTCGGACGCTATTTCTTGGTATAAGCGACTAAATAGCGGAGTTAAAAGCAAAGGATCATCCATTGATGGAGCAGAGGAAAAGACTGGCGAATAGCCCAGCGAGAAGTAAAATCAGGTAAGGCGAAGCCGGTAATTCCAGAGTTGAATGTTTGGAGGGAATTTTCCGATGCTTGCCATGTTCCAAGCGACTCAATCAACAGAGGGTATGCTGATACCAATTTGGGCAATCAGCGTATTTAGTGCTACTTATTTGATTCTATTCGCCGCGATTGGATTCCTGATCAAGTTCGCCATCGGCAGTTTCAAGGCGGCAGTTCTGGACATGAGGGCCACCCTCGAGAAGTTTGTCGAGAGCTTCCAGGCGTTCAAGGACGAGGCCCCCAAGGAGTTCGTTACCCACCCTTTTCTGGAAATGGTCCACAAGGGGCTGAAGGACGATATCGCCCACGGGCACCGAAGGATTGGCGAGTTCTCGGAGCGGTGGGAAAAGGAGCTCAAGGAGCACAAGAACGAATGCCCGGCCCGGACCATGGCCCTGCGAGGGGAGGACAGAAGTGGAACTCCGTCTTGAGCGCACCCTGAAAGCCAAGGCAACGGTGGGCAAGCTGTACGTTGATGGCACCTTCGAATGCTTCACCCTTGAAGACCCTGTGAGGGATCTTGGTCCAAACGGTGAGGGAAAGATCCCTGGAGACACTGCTATTCCTGCGGGTCGGTATCGAGTCGTTATCAACCTCAGTCCTCGATTCGGCAAGCTAATGATCCGTCTCCTTGAGGTGGCTTTCTTCACCGGCATCCTCATGCACGGCGGAAACACCACTGTGGACACCCATGGCTGCATCCTCGTGGGCGATGAACTCAAAGGTGAAACGATTCGCGGGGGGACTAGCACACCTGCAATCCGGCGTCTCTTCGCAAAAGTAAAGGCGGCGCTGGATAGGGGCGAATCCGTCTGGATCACTATCACAAATGGAGCCGCGCAGGAGGGCATATGAACGCCGACCGCCTGATCAGGTTCCTCAGCGAGGGCACTACGGAAAGTTCCAGGCGCCTGATCGCGTACAAGTGCGCCATGGTGCTCCTGATTATCGATGCCGCCTTGGCCGCAGTGATCTGCTACCAGGGGATGAATTTCCACCCGGTAGACAACGGGCTGCTGACCGCGTTCGGAGCCCTCAATCTCATCATCGCGGGACTTGCGCGAGAGATCTTCCACCGGAAGCAGGAGAACCAGACCGATGCCAAAGCGGTTCCAGAAGGCGGTACCCTATGACCGACGCAACGAAAGGAGCCGTGCTGCTGGGGTCCGTCCTCGCGGTCGGGATCATGGCGGGGCTCGGGATCGGATGGAGTCTTTGGAAGCCTACCCCGACGAAAGCGGAGACCTACGCGAAGGCCCAGCGGCAGTGCGACGGGAGCCTGATCCTGGAGCGCAAGCCCCAGGCGGACGCGAAGCCAGCCCAAGAGATACCCAAGGGCGCCAAGGTAGAGCGCGTGGTACAGGTGGTAGTGCAACCCCGAGCGTCAGCCGCGGCAACCGTCCAAACGAGTGGACCCGCCCCAGAGGACGCCGCGCCAGTGCCGACTGCCCGCCAGTTTATTGCGGAGATCCCTTGCCCCCCCGTGAGGGTGGACCTTTCCCTGGTGAGGATGCCTGACCAAACCCGCCGCGTGATCGCCTCCAGCCCGGACGGAGAGGTGGTGGGCGGGGTGGACATCCCCGTGGAAACAGCCGCGCCCGTGCGCACGCTGAAGTGGGGCGCCGGATTCGAATACGCCGTGAACTCATGGGGGAACACCAAGAGCTTACTGGTCCAGCGCGATATTGGGTTTTTGCGCTTCGGAGCGCGTGCGGGGCGTATTGTGATGACCATGCCCACCGGAGGTACGGTGCAGGGCGGCGAGGCAGCAATCAGCGCCGTGATCCGTTTCTGAAATGGCTCTTGAGTCCTCACCGGACCTGCTGGAGAACTTGACCTTCTTCAAGAGTCGTTGCACCAACTGCGGGCAAGAGCATCGCATGACGGCCCAGGAGGAGCAGCCCTTCGCGTGGTGCGAGTGTGGGTGTGGCCACGTCTACCGGGTGGTGAACCGGATCGTGTGGCACTGACTCACTGGATGCTCTCCGCCACCCTGTTCAGGTCGTCATAGGCCTGCAGGGTTTCGTCGCCTTCAATGGGTGGCCGCAACTCCATGGCCCAGAGGGTTACCTCGTCGAAGATCACGGAACGGCGGCAGAAGATCAGGGGGTTGCCGGTCTTGGTCCTCCGTTCTGCTGGGATCAGCCATCCCTTCTTGTACCAATCATCCAGCACCACCCGCACATTGGCGTGCCCCATGGCCCGCAGTTGGCCCATCAGAAGGTCTGGGCGGACGTACATGCTGGGGACCAGCCTTCCCTTGGAGGGCAGGGGCCAGATCCCCATCCAGCCGCCGAGGGGTTCCTCTTTGCTGCGCGGGTAGAACTTCGAGACGTTGGAGAAGATCCAGGACCGCACGGCCAGGATCGCCTCGAGGTTGGGATCGGCGCCGGAGCCGTCCGACTGGGCCCATTTCCAGAGGTCTTCGAGCATGGGGCGGAAATTCCAGGTGAATATCTCGGGGAGCAGGGTGAGCGCCAGGTTGGCGCAAATCTCGATGGCGGCGATGTTCTTGCCCAGGCGCCCGGCGAGGCCGGCATTGTCCCCGGCGCAGCCCCGGGTGCCGTACTGGTCCCGGATGTCCCGGTAGGCGGCGCGCCACTTCGGCCACAGGGCCCGCTTCTCGATGAGCTTCTGGACCCACAGCGGTCCAAGTAGGCCGTAGTTCTCGGAGATGATCGTCTCCATGCTCATCACCATGGCTGCGGTGTCGGGGTCGGTGCGGCCCCAGGGCTGGCCGAAGATGGCCCAGGTCCGGGCGAAGACGCCGAGCTTGGTGGTGTCGCCCGTGATGGGTTCCTCCCCGGTGGACATGAGGATGGTGCGCCAGGCGCGCTTGGCCTCGGTGCCGTTGATGGTGCCCCGGCCCTTGGTGGTCCCGCTCACCACGTCATAGACGACCTGCACAGGGTCGATGCCGTTCTTCATGCGGGTGGAGGCGGTGCGGGTGTCGTCCAGGTACATCGGCAGATCGCCCAGGGTCGCCAGCATCCGCTCCACGTAGACATCGGTGACGCGCCAGCTTGAGACGATGGAGGGCTCCAGGTTGAGCCGCGGCTGGCCCCAGACGGAGGCGGCCAGGGAGAGCGCCGTGGTCTTTCCCACGGAGGACTTGCCCGACCACTCCCAGACGAAGTTATCGGCGCCGAGGATCTGGAGCAGGGGAGGGAGCAAGGAGACGTAGAGCCCGGCCAGGGCCAGGGGATACTCGGAGGCGATGGTGGCGGCCTTGGTCCAGGCTTCCAGCGTTCCCTCCTGGCGGTAGCCCGCGAGGATCCGGTGGACCTCCTGCCCTGAGGGGACGAAAACGAAATCGGTGTCGGCCCAACCATCCTTCAGGGTGATGGGGCTCTGGACCGTGCGCGCGCCGGTCTCGTTGACGAGCTGGTGCCCGATCAGGAAAGCCTCCTGCTTGGGTAGCCAGCCCATGCGGCTGACCCCACGGACTTCCTCGAAGTGGGCGAGGTTCTGGGCCTCGAAGGCGCTGAGGTAGAGGATGACGGCGTTGGAATTGGCGGTGTGGATCGGGGCCCCGAAAGGAGCCGCGGCGCGGCTGATGTCGGAACCGATGGCCATGGCCTCCCGGGTGACCACCATCCGGCGCCATTCCCCGTTGGCCAGCCACGCCACGACGACCATAGAGGAACCCGTCTCCACGTCCCTCACGTAGCCCTCAAGGATCATTGGGTAGTGGCAGACCCGCTCCTTGACCGGGGCCCCGCTGCGGCCCTGCCGCAGGCTGTAGGTGCCGTGCATGTCCAGGGTGTAGCCCGGAGGAACCATCAAGAGGTCACCCTGAGAGTGCTGGATCAGGGAGGAGAGGATCGCAGGGGCGGCCATGGATCGGCGCGAGATGCCCTGGGCGATCTCATCCACGGCCCGGTGGAAGGCGTCCATCTGCTTGTTGCCGATCCGGTTCATCTTGCCCTGCTGCAGGCGGGCCATGGCGCCCTGGTAAGCCACCTCGTCCTCTTTGAACCAGAGGGCCAGCTTGTGCATGGCGTCTTGGTTGGTGGCGAGGTCGGAGAGGGCCAGGCCGCGCTCCTCGGAATCATGGACCTTCATGATGTGGTCGAAGGCGGCTTGGGCGATGGGGTTCATAGGCATCTGGCTACTCTCCGGAGCGGGCTTCAAACAGAAACAAAGAGAAACAAACGGAAGCAAAAGAAAACAAACAGAAGCCCCCTTGACGGCCAAGACGGGAAGGCTTAGGTTCAGGAGTGCGGTATGCGAATGGATACAAGACGCTGCATCTGCATAGTTCCAAGCATACGTCCAAGGAGGCCAGATGGCACTCGATCTCGAATTGCGAAAGACCTACCTGGGGGCTACGGACCTGGTGGCGATCTCGGGGCTCTCGGAATACCGGAAGCCTGGGGACGTGTGGCTGGAGAAGATGGGCCAATCCACCTTCGCGGGCAACGCCGCGACGGAATGGGGCACGGACCTGGAGCCCATCGTCGCCATGCGGCACGGGCGCAAGTTCGGCGTGGAGCTCCTGGAGCTTCCCCCGGAGCCCATCTACCACCCGGAGCACTCGTTCATCGCGGCGAACCTAGATCGGATCTACAAGCACCGCAAGCGCGTCCTGGAGTGCAAGACCGCTGGAGAGGATCAGCTTTACGAGAAGGATGATCCAAAGTGGGGCGAGGACGGGGAGCCCAACGCGATCCCCATCGGCTACTTCGGGCAGACGAACACCTACGTCTTCCTGGCCGACTTCGAGGACGCCTATCTGTCCTGCATGTTCCTGGGCAAGAGCCGGATCCAGCGGGACTACCCCATCGAGCCCGACCGGGCCCTCTACGACTTGATGATCCAGAACGGTGTGCAGTTCTGGGAAACCTACGTCGCCACCCGGACCCAGCCCCCCGTGGAAATGTTCAGCCCCGATGTCGCCATGAAGGCGGTGGCGCTGAAGGCACGGGCCAAGGAGGTGCTGCTGGAAACCACGCCCCAGGTGGAGACCTGGGCCGAGGAACTGCGATCCCTCAGCGACCAGATCGACAGCCTCACCGGCAAGAAGAAGCATACGGCCGCCACCATCGCCCAGTGGATCGCGGAGAAGGGCGGCACCAAGGTCAAGCACTCCCTGGGCTCCTTCTCCTTCAAGGCCCCGGCCCCTAAGCCTCCCGAAAGGGTTTTCGACGCGGAGAAGGCCTGGGCTCAACTCGTCGTCGCCATCCCCATGATGCAGTCCATCCCCATGCCAGTAGTGGAAGACCTGATGCGCCTCGTGGATGAGGTCCACAAGTCCTGCAATACAACCATCGTCCCTGAATCGCAGGGGCCCACGCTAAGACCGTACTGGGCAAAATGAGCCATAGCGCCAACGACTATGTGGTAGAACGCCTGCTTGAAACAGGCCGAATCGAGGTTGACTTCGAGACGGGAGAGGTCTTCAACCTGCGTTCTCACAAATCTGGGAAACCAGTTGGGTTGCCGAGTAAGAAGGGGTATTTGAGGACCAACTTCTGGATCGACGGGGTCCAGAGGTCAGTCTTCAACCACAGGATTGTTTGGATAGCAGCACATGGTATCCCTCTCAATCGACACCTCGAGATAGACCACATCAATGGAATTAAGAACGACAACCGACTCGTGAACCTCGAGGCGGTTCTGCCGGTAGTGAATGTTGGCCGGGCAATCCAGCGCGGAACGTGGAACGGGGGATGGAGAAACGCTCCCCGGAACACCAAAGGTCACTTCCTACCAAAACCGAAGGTTTAACCCCAATTACATCATCCGCAAGTGCGGAAGGAGACACCACATGAACGAGAATCCGAATATCGGCCCGGGCGGAGAGATCCTGGACGCCCCGATGGGTGTCCAGACCCAGCCTCAGGGCATGGGTGTGCAGGCCATCAACCACGGGCAGGCTGCGGCGATGGCTGCGGCCCAGGCCATGGTGCAGACGCGGTTCCAGATGGCCCTCATGCGTCCCCGCAACGTCTTCCAGGCCCGCTCCAAGATCCTTGACGCTTGCCGTCGCCCTGGGTTCGCCGAGAGCGCCATCTACCGCAAGCCGGTGGGCAAGGTGGACGGCCAGCAGACCTACGCGGAAGGCCCCAGCATCCGTTTCGCCGAGGAGGCCCTGCGGTCCCTTGGCAACGTGGACATCCGGCAGGAGGTGGTGTTCGAGGATGACGCGAAGCGCGTGGTGTGCGTGACGGTGCTGGACCTGGAGAACAACGTGGGATGGCCCACGGAGATCAGCATCGTCAAGCGGGTGGAGCGCCGGTTCGTGAAGGAGGGGCAGACGGTCCACGGGAAGCGGAAGAACTCCTACGGAAAGGATGTCTTCATCGTGGACGCCACCGAGGACGAGGTGACGGTGAAGCAGCAGGCCATGGTTTCCAAGGCGCTGCGCACCGCGGCCCTGCGCATCGTGCCGGGCGACATCCTGGAGGAGGCCATCAACCTCATCAAGGAGACGCTGGCCAAGAAGGACCAGGCCGACCCCAAGGCCGCCCTCAAGCGGGTGCTGGATGCCTTCCAGGGCCTCGGCGTGGGCCCTACGGAACTGGAGAAGTACCTGGATCACTCCCTCGACACCATCACGCCCGTCGAGATCGGGGAACTGCGCGGCATCTACCAGTCCCTGAAGGACGGTGACTCCACCTGGAAGACGGTCATGGATGGCGTTCTCGAGGAAAGGGAAGCCCGCAAGGAGAAGAAGGACGCCGCCAAGCCTACGGCCACGGATGAGGCGCAGCCTGCGCAGGGTGACGAGGCTAAGGCCGCTGAGGCTACCGGGCCGAAGACGCCCGCCGAGAAGGCCGCGGCCAAGGCGCGGGAGGCTGGCGCCAAGATGGGCCCCAGCGCAACCCTGCCGCTTGAGGGGTAGAACGTGGACGAGAAACTCCTGACGCTTCGGGAGCTTCGCTTGCGACTGGCCGGGCATGGGTGCCCATTCGTGGCACCCCCCGCGCCAGTCACCGTCCGCGGATGGATTGCGAAGGGACTGAAGACGCACAAGTACCCGGGGGGGAAGCGCAAGCACTTCCTCCTGTCCGAAGTCCTGGCCTTCCTGAAGGAACACGGGGAGGCTAAATGACTCGCATCCCTGTGTTTTCCACCTTTGTCCCCATGCGGCCGAAGGGGAAGGGACGCCACCGCACCATGCGGAATGGCCACAGCTTCGCCGATCCCGAGACCGTGAAGGCAGAACAACTCATCCAGTTGAAGGTGGGGCTGGAATGGCGTCAGGCCCCGCTGGATGAACCGCTGGCCCTGGATGTCATCTGCTACTTCGAGCGCCCCAAGAGCAAGCCCAAGAAGGTCCGCCACATGACCGGGAAACCAGACTGGGACAACCTCGGCAAGACCGTAGGGGACGCCCTGAACGGGATCCTTTGGCGCGATGACTCGGTGATCGTGGAAGGGTCTACCAAGAAGCGGTATTGCTCGGAAGCCCAACCCCAGCCAGGGATTCACATCTTCGTCGGGAGGCTTGCCGATGGCGAGGATTAGATCCGCCAAGCCCGGCTTCTTGAAGCATGAGCTCCTTCAGGAACTGGAGGAGAAGCACGCCGCACTCCGCCCGATGCTCACCTATCTGGGGCTCTGGCTGGTGGCCGACAAGGAAGGCCGCTTCGAGTGGCGGCCTCGTCAGCTACACCTGGAGATCCTGCCATTCCTGCCCTACAAGACCGAGGAGGCCTTGGCCCTTCTCCAGAAGCACGGGTTCATCCGGAAGTACGAGGTGGACGGGAAGCCTTATGGGTGGATCCCCACCTTCAAGAAGCACCAGCGGATTTCAGGCTACGAGTGCGACATGTCCCCCCGATGCCCGGAGCCGCAGGGCGACCTTGGAAGCGCCCCGGAAGCAGAACCGAAGCAAACAGGAAGCACCCCAGAAGCAGGCCAGAAGCAGGGAAGGGGGGGTAAACCCCGGACAGACCCGAAGGACGCCCTGCTGCTGCCCCCGGAACTGGAGGCCTGGTTCCAGGCGATCTGGTGCGACGTGTGGCCCGACAAGGTGATGCGTGACAACGAGTGGATCAAGGTGGACCCGGGCGGCAAGGCCCTGGCCCGGGAGCGATTCGGGGAGCACGCCGCAAGCATCAAGCCGGTGGCGCTCTACCTGGCCACCCGTGCCTACGTGAAGAACCACATGAAGCTAAAGAAGGGCTACGTGCAGGAGGTCAGCACCTTCTTTGGGCCGAGGAAGGCCACCTACAAGGATTACCTCGAGGAGGTTTTCCCGTACCTGGATGCCCACCCATCGCTGGCTGCGCTTACGGCACCGCCCGAAAGCGAGGAGGCCTTCCGCAAGATCATCGCCATGGACGAGACACCGTGAGCAACGAGTGGATTCCCGAACAACTCCCGGAGGACATCGACGCCGAGCGGGCCCTGCTGGCGACCTGCTGCGCGCCGGGAGCCGAGCACGCCGCTGCGGACATTGCCTTTTCGATGAGCGAGGAAGATTTCGTCAGCCCCGTGCATCGCCGTGTTTTCGCGGCCATGAAGGCATTGATCGAGCGCGGCGACGAGGTGAACGCCCTGAGCCTGAAGGACACCCTGGACCAATCCGGGGATCTGGGGCGGGTGGGCGGCTATGCCGGGCTGGTGGAGTTGCTGAGTGGGGAGGAAGTGGCGCGGCCCAAGGCCTTGGCCGACATCCTGACCCGCAAGCACAAGTTCAGGCGCCTCATCCGCCTGGGTGCATCCATGGTGCGCCAGGCCGCCCAAGAGGATGAGCAGGTCGATTCCCTGGTGGTGAACGCCATGCAGGATCTGACCGGCATCATCTCCACGGGGCGGAAGGATCTGAAGTGGCGCAAGGCCGGGGATGCCATCATGGAGACCCTGCAGACCAAGGGGTTCTTCACGGAGGATCCGAAGGCTACTGGACGCTCCGGACGGCTGAACATCGGCATCCCGACCCTGACCCAGCACCTGAAGCGGCTGGCCGGCAACATGGTGGTGTTCGGGGCCCGGCCCAAGTGCGGCAAGACCACGCTCATGGTGCAATCCGCCTTCGCCATGGCCTCCGAGGGGGACGATGTTGCCATCGCCACCCTGGAAATGACCGAGGACGAGCTGCATGTGGTTCTGACGGCCCATGCCCTGCGGGCGGACCAGGACCGGGTGGCCCGGGGGGAACTCACCTCGAACGAATGGGCTCTCCTTGTGGAGACCCAGCCCATCCTGGACCGCATCCACATCCTGGCCATCGACCCTGACACCCCCTGGGCGCTTATCGAAACCCAGCTCCGCCAGGTGATCGCAACCACGGGCTGCACGGTCGTCTACCTGGACTACTTCGGCCTGGTGGGGAAACCCAGCGGGGAGTTCTTCAGCGAGGCGGCAAGATCCGCGGCGCTTTCCCGGCGCATGAAGGCCTTTCCCAAGACCACGGGCGCCACCTTCGTCGTGCTGGTGCAGATCAATCGGGAGATCGGAGATTCGGGGGAGCCAGGCCCCCAGCACATCCGGGACAGCGGCCAGATCGAGCAGGACATGGCCGTGGGCATCTTCCTTTGGAGAGAACCCACCAAGGATTTCGCCCGGATGGAGCGGGGAGAGAAGTGGGATTACCACTCCAAGATCGACTACAACCGATTCGGCCTGGGCTACCTGCGCGTGGGGTACGACCTGCTGGGGAACATCGCCCGCATCCGCGAGGTGGAGCGCAGCACGGAGGCGCCTGCGAGCACTACGGTTAGACAACGGCGGGAACAGCCAAGGCTAGAACTATAAACAATGGAGTGATTACATGAAAAAGTTAAACAAGGCTCCAGCGATAAACGGGGTGGGTGAAACCGGGAACCTGATCCCAAACGGTGCCGGGGAGGGGATTGATATGTGTCCCTGCTGCGGGGCGGCCTGGAAGGGCGGAACGCCCTGGTCTGGCACCACGATCACCGTTCCCGAACTCGCCGCCGCGCTCGGCTACACCGTTCAGGCCGTCTACTGCCGGATCCGCACGGGCACCATCGCCGCCATCCTCCGCCCGAACCGGGGGAGGAACTACTACCTGATCCCGGTCTTTGAGGCCAAGCGGGTGCTTGAGGAGCAGGGGCAGTCCAGTGAGGTCGAGGACATCGGAGCGGCCCATGATTGAACTGACCCCGGGAATGCGCATCGGTGCGTTCCACTCCTGCACCGAAGAGACCCTGATGCTCCTGGGCTACGGGGTGTACGAGGGGGACGAGGTGCCTCCTGAGGACATCCTGTGCCCTGAGGTGGGCGTGCCCTACCTCCTTCAGCTTCCCATCCCGAAGCTGCGCCTGGATGACGGGCGGGTGGTCTGGGGGTGTGAACTCTGGTGGAACACCGAACTCGAGGTGAAGCGGCTGGAGGCCGGGCGGGTGGTGGTGAAGCCCAAGCTCGAGTCCCTGCGGGCCCTCGCCAAGAAGGCCTGGGAGAAGGCGAACGCGAGTCTCGATGCGGACGAGGAGGCCCTGCCATGACTCATGCGGTGGTGGAAATCTCCAGGGTGGAACCGATCTGCGTCCGGGTGGCCGTCGCTGCCGAGATGCTGGGCATGAAGCCGCAGACGCTGAACGATCTCCGGATCAAGGGGGGAGGCCCCAAGTTCAAGCGGCTGGGGCGCCTGGTGGTCTACACGCCGGAAGACCTGAAGGCCTGGGTGGACGAGCACCCGAGTTTCGCATCGACCACCCAAGCGGACTTCTTTGAGGACGAGGGGAAGAAATGAAGCCCAAGTGTCCTATTTCTGAAATCGAAGAGAACCATCCGGACGCGCCAGTATTCAATCCTGGGCTGGTCCCAACCGTTAACCCTGAGTCGAGTTTCGAGGACGTGATCGAGGCATTTCTGGCCTCCCAGATCCCGAACAAGAAAACGGCACGAGGGTATCGCCGCCACATCAACGCCGCCGTTGGCATGATGGCCATCGAGAAATTCGCGGACCTTATGCCGGTTCACCTGATGAACTACCGCTCCGAGTTGATGGCTGATGGCCGAGGTTCAGCGACCCACGCCCAGGCCCTCATCGCTGTCCGGTCGTTCCTGACCTGGGGATCTGCCCTTCAGGGGCACGGGATTCCAATGGACCAAGCGAAGTACCTGCTCAAGGTGCCATCGGTAACGGTGATCACCCCGCACGAGATCCTGACCGACAAGGAAATCCTACGGTTCCTCCAGGCCGCCAAGGATGCAGGCAAGCGGGAACACGCGCTGGCCCTGGTCGCCCTTGGCTCCGGTGTCCGAGTGGCCGAACTGGTCGCGCTGGACATCAAGGACATTCGAAACGATGCCTCTGGCGGGGTCACCATCCACGTCAGGCAGGGCAAGGGCGGAAAGGACCGTATGATCCCAGTGCGGAAAGAGGTGCGGGTCGCAGTTGAAAGCTACCTCAAGGCCACCATGCGGAGCCGGGGCGATGTTGGCCCCCTGTTCTTGAGTGAGGACCGCGCCATGTCAGGCCGGGACAACTGGAGGCTGACCACGAAATCGGCCTCCAGGATCGTCAAAGCTCTCGCGGAAAAGGCCGACATCAAGAAGCGGATCAGTCCTCACGCCCTGCGGCACACCTTCGCCTTCACGACCTACATCTACTGCCGGAACCTCGTGGCAGTGCAGAAGCTCCTTGGTCACGCCACCATCGCCACGACCCAGCGATATGTGGCCCACCTTGACGACCTCGACCTGAGGAAAGCCACACCGGCCTTCTTGGTCGGTGGCAAAGGGCCTCGCGTGGCTCCGTCCGTCAAACAACCCAACGCCGCCTAGCGCGGTTC